AGATATGAAACATGCTTTCTCTGACAATTTATTCACCCTACCCGGCGGAGGGATATTCGGCGGACCTAGCGTTCCACCGCCACCGCCCCCGCCGCCTCCCCCGCCTGAGCCTCCTAAGAAGGCTGACCCCGCTGTTAGTCAAGCTCGGCGTGATGAAAGAAAAAGAGCTAAGCTGCGATCAGGTGCAGGCGGCGCAATTAAAACAGGACCGTTAGGCACAACTTCTGAGGCGTCAACAACGCAACGAACTTTGTTAGGAAATTAATATGCTGCCTACTTTAGACAACGTCCATACAACTTTACCTCTTAAAGGTAAGAAGAGTGCGTTGCTTCGCCGATATATAAAATTGGAGAACGACAGACAGTCTTGGCGTAGTCATTGGATGGAGATTACTGACTACATTTTGCCAAGGCGTGGACGTTATCTGATGGATAGCCAGAACAACAGGGGCAGGGCAAGGAACACAAAGATTATTGACAGTACGGGTACGCACGCTTTGCGGACAATGTCTGCAGGTATGATGTCGGGCATGACATCCCCAGCCCGTCCTTGGCATAGACGCAAGGTACGAGATGAACTGATGGACGATGGCGAAGTGCGGGTGTGGTTGGGGCAAGTTGAAAAAATAGAACGTGCAATTTTAAATCGGTCTAATTTTTATAACTCCATGTCTACAATCTACACCGAGCTTGGCGGCTTTGGTACTGCGCCTCTTTATCGGCAACCCTCTTTTGACAGTGTTATACGGTTTCGCCCGTTCACGGCTGGCGAGTATGTCATTGCTGAAAATGATCAAGGCGTAGTTGATACGTTAGGCCGACGCTTTACAATGACTGTAGCGCAGATTGTGCAGAAGTTTGTTTACGATCCGTTTACTGAAAAGATGGATTGGACAGGAACATCCAAAGCAACCAAAAAGAACTGGGACAACCACAACTATGACGAATTGGTAGAAGTTGTTCACGTTATAGAGCCTCGATTGTTAGCAGATCGTGACTTAGGTAAAAAAGACAGTTCTAATATGCCCTTCAAAAGTTGTTACTTTGAGTACGGCGCGGAAGGTGACGAACTGCTGATGGAAGGCGGTTATAAAAAATTTCCTGCTTATGTGCCACGATGGGATGTCCTCAGTGGTGATATTTATGGAAGGTCACCGGGTATGGATCATCTCCCAGATGTGCGCCAGTTACAGCACCAACAGAAGCGCAAGGCGCAGGCGATTGACAAGATGGTTAACCCGCCCATGACAGCACCGACTAGTTTAAAAGGTAAACCGTCTACCGTGTTGCCGGGGCAGACGACTTATGTTGATCCTATACAAGGAAATACTCAGGGGTTTGTTCCTGCGTATCTCGTGCAACCCCGCATTCAGGAAATGATGGTAGATATACAAGAAGTGCAAAACCGCATTCAACGGGGATTTTATGCTGATCTGTTTGCCATGATGATTAATTCAGACCGTAGACAGATGACGGCTACAGAAGTAGTGGAACGCCATGAAGAAAAACTTGTACTGCTTGGGCCTGTGCTGCAGCGGCTGAACGTCGAGCTTCTTGACCCTTTGCTCGATGATGTGTTTGACTTCGCTTTAGACGCCGACCTTCTCCCAGAGCCACCACAGGCGTTGGCTGGTGAAGAGATAGAAGTCACTTATGTAAGCCTGCTCGCACAGGCCCAACAGGCAGTTGCTGCCAGTTCTATGGAGCGAACTCTTGGGTTTGCAGGAAACATGGTTGCTGTGTTCCCCGAAGTTACGGATAACATTAATTCAGACGAGGCGTTGCGTCAGTATGGAGACATCCTTGGGGTGTCACCTGATATTATGAGGGACGAAGAAGAAGTTGCCCAGATGCGTCAGGCGAGAGAACAGGAACAACAACAGATGCAAGCTATGGAACAGATGGCTCCGATGGCTCAGAGCGCTAAGGTGCTTAGCGAAACAGACACGCAAAACCCTAACGCTTTAACTGATCTTCTAGGAACAGGGCAGAGTGTAGTATGACCGTTCAAAAAGTATACGACGCTTCCGACAAAGAACAAGTTAGGAAAGCCCAGCTTGCAGAGGAAGATGTAGAAAAGGATATTGATTTTGTAATGTCACAGCCAAGAGGGAGGCGTTGGGTTTACCGATTGTTGTATGACCCCACTTTGTCGCACATTGAAAGCCAAAGTTTTGTGGCAGGAATAGCAGACGCAACTGCATTTAATGAGGGTGCAAGGTCTGTAGGTTCTAGAATACTTGCGGATGTTAAACGTCAACCAAAAATGTATTTAAAAATGCTGGAGGAGAACGCTTTCGATGAGTGAAGTAGCGGGAACCTGTTTAGTGTGTGGGTGCGACAAACCAAAGGTTTTTGTGCATGGGCATTATCAATGTGCAGACTGTAAGTGCGTATCAGACGGAGATTGCTGTTCGGGAGAAACAGCAGTTTCAGACAACAACAATATAGGAGAATATAATGGCTGAAGAAGCTGTAGCTGAAGAGATCACTGAAGAACCGTCAAAAGAGGCGGTTGCAGAAGCATCACCTGCTGAGGAAACAAAGCAAGATGCTGTTGGTGAAAAAACTCCAGAGACCCTGCTGTCGGGTGACGAGGGAAAGGAGGACGGGGTTCCAGACGAATATAAGTTTGAAGCTCCTGAAGGAATGGACGTAAATGAGGAATCGTTAACGCAATTTGCTGACACGGCAAAAGAGTTAAAGTTGTCTCAGGCGCAATACCAGTCCTTAATTGAGTATGACTTGCAGAGGCAGGCAGACGCCGCCAAAGCTATGTCGGATCAATACAACAACCGTGTAGCCGAATGGGCTAACGAGACCAAGGCAGACAAGACTATCGGCGGCGAAGCGCTGGACGAAAATCTTGGAGTAGCCAAACGGGCAATTGAAACTTTTGGAGATTCTGATCTAGCTCAGATCATGGCTGCTCCATCAGCAGAGAACCCAGACGGACTTGGGCTTGGAAACCATCCAGCTATGATACGGTTATTTTATAGAGTTGGGAAATCCATAGGCGAAAGTAGCTTAGTGACTGGAGATAGTAAAGTCGAAGGTCCATCAGCTCTTGAGCGTATGTATCCCAGCATGTTTCAACAAGCGGGGTAAGGAGAGCTAGGAAATGGCAACCCTCAGTATAAAGAACCCGACCCTAGCCGATTTGGCGAAGGTTACAGACCCAGATGGGTCTATCGCGGATGTTGTGGAAATCCTCAACTCCACGAATGAAATTCTTCAAGATATGACTTTTCTTGAAGGCAATTTGACTACAGGCCACAGAACATCAATACGTTCAGGTCTGCCAACACCAACTTGGCGTAAACTTTATGGTGGCGTACAGCCAACTAAAAGTCGCGCCGTACAAGTCACAGATAACTGTGGCATGATGGAAGACTATGCGGAAGTTGATAAAGCTCTCGTAGATATGGCAGGTGATCCTGCTGCCTTCCGTCTTCAAGAAGATCGCCCACACATTGAAGGCATGAACCAAGAGTTTGCGTCTACTTTGTTCTATGGGGATGAAAGCACCGCACCTGAAGAGTTTACAGGACTGTCTGCTCGCTACAACAGCTTGTCATCTGAAAACGCTGACAACATTGTTGACGCTGGCGGTACAGGCTCAGATAACGCTTCAGTTTGGTTAATCTGCTGGGGACCAAATACCTGTCATGGTATTATCCCTAAAGGTTCCAAAGCTGGTGTTCAACAACGTGACCTCGGTGAAGTTACCATCGAAAACATCGATGGCTCAAACGGGCGTATGCAAGCATATCGTACTCATTATCGCTGGGACGTGGGCCTCACGGTTCGTGACTGGCGGTATCTGGTTCGCATCTGCAATATTGACCGTTCTAACTTGACCGCTGACAAGTCGGGAAGTTCTGCTGATCTGAACGACATCATGCATCAGGCATGGACAGAACTGCCAAGCACTACGGCAGGCCGCTGCGCTTGGTACATGGACAAACAGGTCATGTCCTTCTTGCGTCGTCAATCTTCCGATGGTGTGAAGAACTCTACACTGTCAGTTGATATGGTTGGTGGTACTATGCAAACGTCATGGGGTGGATTACCAATTCGCCGTTGTGATGCGTTGCGTACTAACGAAGCCCGTATCACTTGATCGACGTCCCTTTAACTGTCCAGATAATAGGAGATTGTTATGATTTTGGACGAATTTAATGAGTTTGCAGACGCTACTGCACTCGATACGTCAGGGACTGACACCGACCTTATTGGTGACGTGATAGACCTTGGCGCAACAACACCTGACCTTGGCAACGGACAACCCGTATACCTCGTGATCCAAGTGGACACGGCGGTTACTTCGGGCGGTTCTGCTACGGTTCAATTCCACCTCGCATCTGATGCAGCGGCAGCTATAGCAACGGATGGAACAGCGAGTTATCATTACTCGTCTTCCGCTATTGGTAAGGCTACCCTCATTGCTGGTTACGAGATCATTACTCCAGTACCGCTCGGAACGTATGAGCGTTACCTTGGGATTTTGACTACAACTGGCACAGCGGCTCTTACGGCAGGAAAGATTAACGCTTTTCTGACGCTTGATCCGAAGGGTTGGAAGTCATATCCAGACGCTACTAACTAAGTAGCTCAAACTAGGGGAGGCACAAGTGTCTCCCCTTACTTTGCTAGGAGAAAAAAATGCGCCAAGTTGTTTTTAAAGAAGATTTTTTTGACGGAAGACGTCGCTATAAAGCCCATGAAACATATGAGGTTGCAGATACCGTTGTTCTGCCAACCCAAGATATTATTAGTATTAACGGAGAGCCTTTTGTAGCTGCCCCAACAGCAGCCGTGCGAGCTAGGAATGCAGACGGTACTCTCAAGGGTGACGATCCAGAAACGCCCGACGTTAACGAGGCTTGGGAAGGGGGACAGAAACCTAAAGCCAAGCGTAAGGTGTCTAAGAAGAAGGCTAGCTAGATGGCAAGCCAAGTACAAATTGCCAAGCTGGCTCTTCAGCATATTGGAGACCGCTATGACATAAGTGACTTGAGCGAGTCCACTGTCGAGGCAGAACAAGTTAATTTAATTTTTGAGGACACGAGGGACTGGCTGTTGCGCCAACACCCTTGGAACTTTGCCAAAAAATACGCAAACCCTGCCGAGTTGACTGGTAGTGGGACTACTGCTGTACCGGGTAACTGGGAGCGGATGTATTTGTACCCACCAGATGCTCTTCGCATGGGCGGGATTATTAATCCCCTTGGAGATGATCAGCCTGTAATTAAGTTTGAAGTGGCAAGGAATGCCAGTGATGAGCGAGTAATTTTGTGCAGTGTAGAAGACGCAGAGATTTTTTACACAGCCCGTATTACTGACCCCACAGACTTTGACCCTGAGTTCACAATGGCGTTTAGTTATGCCCTTGCTTCTAAAATGGCAATGCCTTTAACAGGGGAACGGTCCATTGCTGCGGATCTTATGGCGGAAGCTAGAAACCACATTAACAGCGCTTGGGAAACGGATAGCAACGAAGGTGTTGAGGAAAGC